AAGTACGAGGGTATTAAGGAGTTAACATGGCTGAAGCAAAAGCAAAAGAAGAAATAACTAAAGTTAAATTTGAAAAGAAAGCAAAGGTTTCTAAAGTTATACCTAAAAAAGAAGTAGCTATGACTAAAGACTATAATAAATACGGTTTGTATTTAGGCATAGGTCTTGTAGCATTAGTTATTATTTCTAGTATACTAGGAAGCTAAAGATGCAAGGAGGGTTGTTAGTAACATCACCTGTAGCATTGGCTAACACCAATAGAACTACAATATATACTACGCCCTCCAACCATCGGTCTATTGTAAAACAAATTATGGTAGGCAATGTAGATGCAAGTAATGCAGCAACTGTTAAGATAGAATTGTATGACGCTTCTTCTACAACTCATTTTGCTCTTACAGGAGCAACCAGTATAGCTGCTGATGGCTATCTCTGGTTAAACGATATTATCATAGGATTAGAAGCAGGCGATCTTATATCTGCTACAGCAGGTTCAGCTAATGATTTAACTGTTACAACTGTAGTAGAACAAATAGTAATAGGAGGGTAGTTTGACTCCCAAACAAAAAGTTTTTATAAATGCTTTATTCGCAGAAGCTCAAGGAAATTATAGAGCAGCCATGGATATTGCAGAGTATTCTAAAAACACATCTATTAATGATGTACTAAAAGGATGTGAAGAAGAAATTATATCATCCTCTAAAAATTTTCTTGCAGCCAATGCACCAAAAGCAGCAATGGCTATAGTAGGTGTTATTGACGATCCTGTAGAAATGGGAACAAGAGATAAACTAGCAGCAGCAAAAGATGTACTAGATAGAATAGGCGTTAGTAAAACAGATAAGATTGAAGTCAAAGCTCCTCAAGGTATTTTTATATTACCTAGAAAAAATGATGATGAGGACATAGATGACGGAACAAACGAATAGATACAAAAGAAGAACTTCTTCTAGTATACCGTTTGGATGGGAATTAGTAGAAGGCTCAACAGACTTATTAGAAATAGTCAAAGAAGAAATAGAACTATTAGATAAAGCTAAAGAATATTTAAAAGGATCAAGCTATAGAGAAGTAGCTAAATGGTTATCAAATAGAAGTGGTAGAGATATATCTCACGTAACTTTGTATAGAATAGCTAAAAAGGATTTAAGTGAAAAAAGAAGAAGAGCAGCTAAAATTAGATGGGAGCGTGCCAAAGCCAAGGCAAAAGCAGAAACGCAAGAAGATCTCATTGCAGAAGCAGAAACTTACCGTAGCAAAAAAAGCCAAGAAGTCAGCTAAAATTAAATTAGCTTACGCAGAAAAAAGAATAGAAGAAGCAGAAGAAGAGATTAGCGAAGAAAGACCTGTAATATTTAGACCTAATGAAGGTCCACAAACAGAATTTTTAGCGGCAAGTGAAAGAGAAGTTTTATATGGTGGTGCAGCAGGCGGTGGTAAGTCCTACGCATTACTAGCAGATGTATTAAGGTATTGTGGTAACGGTAATCACTCTGCTTTAATTATTCGTAGAACAAATGATGAATTAAGAGAGTTGGTACAAAAGAGTCAGACTATGTACCCTCAAGCATTTAAAGGAGCTCATTGGAGCGAAAGAAAGTCTTTATGGACATTCCCTTCAGGTGCTAGGATATGGATGACATATCTAGAACAAGATAAAGACGTATTAAGATACCAAGGACAAGCGTTTACTTGGATAGGTGTAGATGAATTAACTCAGTATCCTACTCCCTACGCTTGGGACTATTTAAGGTCAAGGCTTAGAACAACTGATCCTTCGCTGCCTATACATATGAGAGCTACAAGCAATCCTGGTGGACCAGGTCATATATGGGTTAAGAAGATGTTTATTAATCCTTCTCCTTATAATGAACCGTTTCCTGCAACTGATATAGAATCAGGCAACGTTTTAAAGTATCCAGATGCACATAAGAAAGCAGGGCAATCCCTGTTTAAAAGAAGGTTTATACCTGCTAAACTAACAGATAATCCATTTTTATCTGAGTCAGGTGAATACGAAGCTAACCTTTTATCTTTACCAGAAGTTCAGCGTAAGCAACTTCTAGAAGGGTCATGGGACATAGCAGAAGGAGCAGCCTTCGGAGAGTTTAACAGAGATATACATGTTGTTAAACCTTATGACATTCCTTCTTCATGGAGAAGATTTAGAGCTTGTGATTATGGGTACAGCTCTTGGTCAGTAGTATTATGGATGGCTGCTAGACCAGATGGACATATTATAGTATACAGAGAACTATATGTACGTAAAAAAACTGCAGATGAGTTAGCAGATATTATACTAAGGATTGAACGAGAGACAGACGACAGCATAGCATATGGCATACTAGACTCTTCTTGTTGGCATCAAAGAGGTCAAACAGGACCTAGTATAGCAGAAGCAATGATACTTAAAGGATGTAGATGGCGACCTTCAGATAGAACAAAAGGAAGTCGTATAGCAGGTAAGAATGAGATACATAGACTATTAAGAGTAGACGAAGAAATGGATGAAGCAGGTATAGAGTTTTTTGAGAATTGTACACAATTAATTGCAGAGCTACCTCAACTACCTTTAGATAAAAATAATCCAGAAGACATAAATACTAAGATAGATTATGATCATGGCTATGACGCATTGCGTTATGGTGTAATGTCTAGACCAGTGCCAAGGTCTTTATTTGGTTTTGATGCAACTCAACAAATAAAAAAATGGCAACCATTTGATGAGTCATTTGGTTATTAAAGGGATACAACATGGCAGATGAAGAAGTAGAAATGGAAGAATTAATGATTGATGAAGAAGGTTCATTACTTTCTTCTTATGTAGTTTCTGCGTTTACAAAATCGCAAGATGCAAGATACGATCAAGAAAAAAGATGGATAGATTCTTACAAGAATTATAGAGGTATCTACGGAAATGATAATCAATTTACTGACACAGAAAAAAGTCAAGTATTTATTAAAGTAACTAAAACAAAAGTTATGGCTGCCTATGGTCAAATAACAGATGTATTATTTGCAGGACAAAAATTTCCATTAGGTATAAATTCTACTAGGATGCCTAAAGGAATAGATGAGTCAATTAATTTTGATCCTTTAGCACCTAAAGAGAATGCTCAGTCTCCTTATGGTTTTCCTGGAGATGGTAATGATTTACCTGCAGGAGCTACTAATAGTATATTACGAGATAGACTAGAAAAAGACTTACCTAATTTACAAGAAGGTCCAGGTCTAACTCCTACAGCTATTACATACCACCCTGCAGATGAAGCTGCTAAAAAAATGGAGAAGACTATATTAGATCAGTTAGAAGAATCTTCTGCTTCTAAGCATTTACGTTCTGCTGCATTTGAAATGTCTTTATTTGGTACAGGAGTTCTTAAAGGTCCTTTTGCAGTAGACAAAGAATCTCCTAAGTGGGAAGAAAACGAAGAAGGTGCAGTAGAGTATAATCCAACTATTACTACAGTACCTCAATTAGAATTTGTTTCTGTCTGGAATTTTTATCCTGATCCAGATGCTAAAAACATGGAACAAGCTGAATATGTAGTACAAAGACATAAGATGTCTACTTCAGATTTAAGAGGATTAAAAAAACGACCTTTCTTTGATAGCGATGCTGTTGACGAATGTATAGAAAAGGGCACTAATTATGTCCGTAAATGGTGGGAGACACAAGTTGAAGATGAAGATACAAAAAATTATAGCGTGGATAGATTTGAAGTTTATGAGTATTGGGGAAACATTGACAAGGATATGGCAGAAGACGCAGGTCTTGACATTCCTGACGACCTTAAAGAATTTGATACCGTTCAAGTTAACGTCTGGGTTGGAAATGGGAAAGTTCTTAGAGTTGCCATCAATCCTTTCATTCCTAATAGGATTCCTTATTTCGCTGCTCCTTTTGAGTTAAATCCATACAGTTTTTATGGTGTAGGTCTAGCAGAAAATATGTCAGACACACAACAACTAATGAATGGGTTTATGCGTATGGCAGTAGATAATGCTGTCTTATCAGGAAACCTTATATTTGAGATTGACGAAACTAATCTCGTACCAGGGCAGGACTTAGAGCTCTATCCTGGTAAAATTTTTAGAAGGCAAGGTGGAGCACCTGGTCAGTCTTTGTTTGCTACTAGTTATCCTAATGTGTCAAATCAAAAC